ATGAGTGATATAATTTATACCTTTAATGGAAAAGATATAACCATGAATGTCTGTATCCAGATCAGAGCTGTTGTAGATATAATGCAGGAGCAGTTGGGAATTGATTTTGAGGAGGCGGTAATGCGTTTCTATAAATCACAGACATATAAAACCTTACAAAACACTGAAAATGCTTTTTGGGCAGAATCGGCGGAGTATATTGCTGAAAGATATTTTGAGGAGATGAAAGAAAAGGCACCAAATCTATAAAATGTTCCAATGGAGCATTCTGCTTCCTATAGTGCTGTCTGCCTCCGGATTTTTATGCTTTCGGTCTAAAACATCTCGGAGGACAGTGGCGCATGAACATTAACCACCGATCCACAGTCTGAGTTCTAAAATTTTATCACTTCACATAAATTGATACAGAATGTGACCGGGGGCCGGACATGAACAGACAGAGATGGAAAAAATATGGTTTTATAGCGGAAGTTATTGTGCTGACTTTGACGGCAGTGCTTTGCTGGAAAGATGTCTCAGAAGGTGCCTTTACTGCCGGAAGGAGCACGGACCCGGCAGCAAATGTACCGGAATCCGGCACCACGCGTGAGGAAAAATCCGGCACGAATGGCGAAGAGGGTTCTGCCGCAGGCAGTGGAAAGGATTCCGGCACAGACAGTGCGGGAAAAGACTACATAAAATGGGTGGATTTCCATGTGACCAGTGAAGCCATGCGTCAGGCATGTGCCTACGATGTGGATACATATGGGCAGGAAGGTCATCTAAACTGGGTGGATCTGCTGGCCTATCTGGGAGCCAGATACGGCGGAGATTTTAAACAGTATAAGGCAAAAGATATGGATGAGATTGCCGACAGGCTCCAAAAAGGGGAAACTACCGTGGAAAAGCTGTCTGCGGAGATAAAGTCTTTTGACTACTACCGTGAGGCCTACGGTGCAGTCCTGGATGGTTTGGTGGGAGAGTATGAAATAGAGGCAGAAAATGAAGGGCAGGAAGTGCAGAGCCGGGACAGTCAGGAAGTGCAGAACCGGGACAGCCAGGCGGAGCAGGGACGTAAAGAGGATCAGAATGACCAGGAGAGCCCGGGGACGGTAAACTGGACAAAGAAGTATGGACTGAAAGGATTCAGTCCGATTGCGAAAAGTTTTCCCTATAATGACTATGATGATTTCGGTGTGGCCAGGAGCTATGGTTATAAGAGAGAACACCTGGGGCACGACATGATGGGGCAGACAGGTACACCGATACGAATAAAATATAGAATAACATTAAAAAATAATGTGAAGCCCATCATTGCTGCAGATGCACTTTTTTACAGCCTTTTTTATCAGCTCATTTTTTTCCTGATAACTCATAGATTCAAAGTTTTCAAGGAGGCAACAGATGTAATCATAGATTACGTCTTTTGTCTCTTTTTCTGATTGAGCGATTTTATTATTCTGCATAGCGGAATAAAGGCTGCTTTCCAATCTGACTTTGCTTGCGTCAAGCTTTTCAATCTGCTTTACGATATAAGAGGCGGCGGTGGAACTACTGTTTTCTGAGAGTGCGCCTGTAAGGTTTTCAATGGCTTGATCAATAGTTTTCAGTTCAGTTTCGATTTTGTTAATATCAACAAAATCTAATTCTGCAGCTCTTACTTTTATCATACCAGGATTTGACTTGATCTGCATGAGCTTGTTAATAAAAGCATCATCTATGGTATCAACCCGGATATATCCCGTATCACACACCTTTTTTCCTTCGCGGGCCATGCGTGCGCAATAATAATAGGAAAACTGGTTGCCATTTTTTACATAAGTCCGAATATCCATTCGTGCGCCGCAGCTACATTTTAGGACACCTTTAAGTATTCCGACCTCGTATTTGTTTGAGCGGTAAAATTTGTTTGCGCCGAACCGGTTCTGGACAGCGATCCAATCCTCGGCGGCTATAACCGGCTCATGGATGCCGACAGATATGGTATATTTATCATTTACTATGCGCTTTTCTGACTGCTTTGTTTTGCCATAACTGACAAGCCCTTTTGTGCCGTCAAAAAATAGTTTGTCCGGTACAGTGTGGCCATGCTCTTTAAAATAATCATAAGCTGCAGCGTCGTTAGAACAATAAACAGGATTTGACAAAATGCAATGGATCTGGGAAGTGCTTAAAAATTTCCCACTTTCTGTACGAAAACCATGATCCCGGCAGTACCGTTCCAGGGCGGTTATGGTATACCCTTCCAGGTACATGGTGTACAGCATTTTAACAAGTCCAATTTTTTCATCATCCACGACAAGAAAAGAATGCTCTTTTCCGTCCACAGTTTTCCTAATTGAGGACATGCCCGCAGGCAATTTCCCGCCAGTCCATTTCCCGGAGGCCCCCAGGGAATGCATGTTGTCAGCGACACGTTCTGAGGTACTTTCTCTCTCAAATTGCGAAAAGGCAGCGAGAATATACATTACAGTCCTGCCGATCGGAGTGGAAGTATCAAAAGATTCCTTAACAGATAGGAATGTGACATTATGTGCGTGCATGATATCATACATTTCCGAAAACTCACTGACATTTCGGCTTATCCTGTCAAGTCGGTAAACCATAACCACGTCCAGGAGATTAGATTTTACATCACGCATTAATTCCTGGAAGGATGGACGTTTTGTATTTTTACCTGAGAATCCTTCATCCTTGCCATAAACGCGGAAATCAAGCTTTTCGCCTTTATACATAATTTTGGCGTATTCCTTGCAAAGTTTGATTTGCACTTTTATTGATTCGCTGTTGTCCCGGTATACAGATTTCCGGGGATATATACCTATTACCATATGATCACCTCAAAAAATGGGTATAAAAAATACACCCTATTCAAATTAATGGATGTATGATAATATATATGTGTATAGCACGCTTATCATACATCATTGTATTGATAGGTTCCTCAAAACCGTTCCGGGTTGCAGCCTGGGGCGGTTTTTTATTATAATGAAAGGCTTTTTAAAAGTGCGCTGACCTTGCTTATATTTCTGTAATAAGTTCCAGCAGCGCCAGATAAAATAGCGCACAACATACAAACAATAGTTATTGGCAAACTAAATGTCATGGACACAAGAGCCATTAAGAAAGCCAAAATCGTTATAATATAGAATAAAACGGTGTATACCTTAAAATATTTAATATTTAAATACTTTTTTGCAGAAGAAAATTTTATCATATTTGCGTCTTCAGAAATGATATCGCCGTTATCATAATATTTAAGATATTTCGCAGCATATCGCCATCCTTCGGTTTTTGCGGATGATATATCATAGCATTTCAGATAACGCCTGTCAGATATAGTTAAAGATCCGGGATCACTTTCAGATTTTTGTATTAGATCATCAATCTTATTGATTCGGTTCAAAAGTGAGGATACGCCGGGAGTGTCTGTTGATGTAGGGGGAGCAGGCCGGGAACTGTGACCAGAGTTACTTTTAATGAGATCATCCACAGACACAGTTGTTTTATTATACACCTTATTATACACAGCCTTTTTAGGGTCATTAATATAGCCCATTCCCTTTTTACCGTATAACGGATTTACGGACTTTTTAATGGACCGCTTTACCTTTGCAGTTGTGCGGGCCTTTACCCGTGATTTAATATTTGGCTTTCTGACACCCATTTTCATGCATTTTACCTCCTCATAGGTTCAAGATGCTTCTTCAAAGGACAGATCGGCCATTGCGTCTCGCAAGTTTTCCAAAACTTCATGTTGTGAGATATATTCCAGCCACTTATAAGAGATACCGGATTTTATTTCTCGTTTAAGGGTATCGTATAAAGGCTGCATGGCCTTTTTCCACATCTCGTTCGTGGCCTTTTGCACCTTATTTTCATTCCATCGGCTCTTTGCCGGTCTTTTTTGATTTTTTGATTCCTGGTATGCTGCAGCTTTTTCCATAAAAATCTCATACCCATCAAAATTGTTTTCAAGATATTCTAAAAATTCTTTATATGTCATATGTAATCACCTCCATTAAAATTTCCCTCTTAGTTCAACGACCTTGCCAAGTATGCGCACTGGTTTTTCTATTATTTCCCGGTTGTCAAAAAATATGGGGTTATAACTAGGGTTATTTGATATGAGTTCAATGCCATCACGGAGTTTGCGGAGCCTTTTACAGGTGGCTTCATCGCCGTTTATGGTAGCAATAATAATATCCCCGGATTCGGCGTCGTCTTGCCTTTTGACAATAACGACATCACTGTCCATGATTCTGGGTTCCATGCTGTTACCGTGAATTTTCAGGCCAAAGTATTCCCCAGTAGATGCCATTTCTTCGGAAATCTCCTCGGTATCTATAATATCCTCAATTGCCTCTATAGGTATTCCAGCAGCAACGCGCCCTAAGACATTAATCGTTACGCCTCTTTTCTTTTCTTTAGTACCGTTTTCAATAGGGCGAACATTATTGTCCCATCCCATGAGGTAAGCGGGAGAGGTGTCAAGAGCTTCGGCAACTTTTAAAATCTTGTCGCGCTTCATATTAGCAATCATACCAGTTTCCCACTTCCTTACAGTGCTTTTGCCGACACCTACCTTGTTACCGAGTTCTTCTAAAGTCATATTTCTATCCAGACGCAAAAATTTTATCTTTTCACCCATATCCATATACATATCACCTCTCATTCTATAAAGGCATTATATCATAGACGTGTCTTTTGTGCAACATTAATACACGGAGAATAAAGAAAAGTGTCTTTTAAGACAAATTTGTATTGACAGTAAAAGTTAATTGTGATAAGGTGAAAGTGTCTTAAATGACACATGAGCGGAGGTGATAAAGATGGACGAAGAGAAGTTAAGAGAAATTATGAGAAAACAGGGAGTAACCGTAGAAGATATGTGCGCGTATCTGAACATAAGTCGTTCGGCTTTTTACAGAAAATGCAAAGGAATAACACAATTCACCCAGGGAGAAATTGAAGGAATAGTAAATAAGTTAAAATTAAATTCTCCAATGGGGATTTTTTTTAAAGAGAAAGTGTCATAAAAGACACAAAGCAGGAGAAACAGCATAAAGAAAGGAGATTAAAGAAACTTATTATAGAAAGGATTATGTGATGCATTGCGGAAGACTGGGAGTGTCTGAATTAAAAGCCGAACGAAAGGAGGCTGCGGAATGGTAGGGCCTGCTTTTGGTAGTAGACCAGTATGAAACAAGTACAAACAGTACCGCATATCTTTAACAGGAGGTGTTTAACATGGCAAAGCAGAAAAAAGAGATTAAGTGCACTGCCGAATATACAGAAGGTTGTGCACAGAGATTGACAGATGCCCTGGTAGACATTTACTACCAAAGAAAGGCCCAGGGCAGACTAGGAGAAATTGAAAAGTGCAAGGAAGATAAAACCGCTTAAAAGCGGTCAGATAGGACAAGCAAGGGAGGGACAAGCCATGCACTACAATGTTGTGAGGGATGCCGCACTATATGCAGCAATAGCCGTTGCTGTAACAATAAAGGATTCTTTCAATGTAGAAAAAATGACGGCCTGTTATCTGGCAATATTTCTGGTGATTTTGTTCTGCCTAGAAGTAGCTAGAGACTGGGAAGAAAGGAAGAGAGATCATGAGCGATTTAAAAGTTCTCATAATAGTAGGAGACAAAAAGATGACGGCATATCTTGAAGAAAGAGAAGTCGAAATGATTGAGCATGAAGTAGAGTATATGCGCAATTATCAGCGGAATGAAGGATTGGAAGAGGATTGGGATATAGCAAGTGAAATATCCGCTATAATTCATGAGCATTTAAGGGAAAAGCGCCTCAAAAATCAGAAAATTATGGGAGAAAAATATGCAGGTGAGATTGATAGAGGAAGAGAAGATTGATAAAATGCTCAAAATCGTCAAAGAGTTAAGCCAGAGCAGCAGCACGGAGGACAATATAAAAGCGGTTGTCCTGGGGTGGTGCCTGGAAGACCTGGAACTTATGGACAAGCCAGAAAATAAAGAGGTCCCGTCAGCGACCAAACTAAACGGGACCAAAAGTAAAACATCACAAGACAATTATACCGAAAAACAGGAGGATATGTCAATGACTGGGACAATCGGACAATTTTTGATAAAAACATGGGTAAACAGCAACTTCGGATTCGGCACCATGCGAATCGAATATCAAAGCGATACCAAAGCAAAGATCACTGATAAACATGGGGACAGCATGTATGTGCTCTACAGCCAAGAGAGAAAGGAAGTGTACCTGCAGATTGAACCAGAAGAATTTTGACAGCATACAGGCCGATGTGGAGCCTATATTCCGGGAAATCGAGCAGGTGAAGCAAAAACATGGGCTGACCACACTCACACTGGAATCCTTCCAACTCTCCGATCAGTTCGGCGGGAGCCGCGCCGGGAAAGATGGGTTCACGGCACGCCGGGAGTTCCGGCACCGCAGGGACAGTGTGACACAATTTAAAAGGATAATATAAGGGCAGGCATATGCGGTGCCTGCCCTTAGAGGTGGAACATGAAAATTAGTTTACATAAATCATGTTACCACTGGTAAATAGGATTGTCAAGAGCACGGGGATAGATCCCCTTTATAGCTTGATAAGCATATTAGACATGGGACCAGGGGTGAAATATGAGGATAAAAAAGACATGGTATTTTCAGGGCAGCATAGAGGTGGAGGAAGGGTATACAGGAAGGTATGGAGCACCTGGGATGCCCAGGGAAAAGAAAAGGAAGGCTACGCCGGAAGAAATAGAAAAGCAGAATAAAACGAATAAAGAAAAGAGAGTGCGCCGCCTTATAAAAGCCAACTTTAGCCAGCATGATATATGGGCAACAGTGACATATAAAAAAGGGAGTCGGCCGACCGTGGAAGAAATGCGGAAGGACATGTCTGCATTTATCCGTAAACTGCGGAAGGAATACCGAAAGCATGGACAGGAACTAAAATATATCCTGAGAATGGGAATCGGGAAAAAGGGCGGTCCTCATATACACATACTGTTAAACCGTATCAGCGGGGAAGGATATGGGACAGATATCATAATGTCTGAGTGCTGGGACAAGGGACACATAAATTATGTAAACCTATATGAAGCTGGGGGATATAAAGATCTGGCTGAATATATAACAAAGCCTCTGGAAGATTGGGAACCGGAAACCCTGAAACGATATACACGTTCCCGGAATCTCATTGTCCCAAAGCCCAAAGTGAAAAAATGGCGCAGCCGGAAGTGGAGAGAAGCAAAAGCCCCGAAAGGGTGGTACATAGATAAGGATTCCATGGTTGAAGGAATTAATCCTATCACCGGGAAAAAATATAGACATTACACTATGTTCCGCCTGCAGCCAGGGCGGAAGGGGAGAAAGAGGTGCAAGGATTGACAGAACAAATTGGGATGATGTACCCGAAATCAGGGAAAAAGAAGAAACGTAAAAAGCATGGGAAAAGTATCATGCAGGACCAGTCACGTAAGCAGTGCTTTCTTTGTATGCTCATGGACAACGATTGCAGAGAGAAGTTCGTGCATAACCATCATATTTTCTACGGCAACGGGCGCCGCCAGATAAGTGAGGCATATGGTTTTACCGTAAATCTATGCATTATCCATCATAATGCAGGAAAAGAGGCAGTGCATGAAAACATTAACTATGACCGGATATTAAAGCGGATGTGCCAACAGGCATATGAGATAGATCACTCCCATGAGGAGTTCATGGAGATATTTGGGGAAAATTTTATTTAGGAGGATACAATGAAATTAGGACAGAGGGTAGACGCTGAAAAAATGGAACAAATGAGAAAACTCGCTCTGGAGGGCAAGAACGCCCTACAGATATCAAAGATCATTGATGTATCCCCGACAACGGCACGGGAATACATCAAAAAGTGGGGTCTGGACACTAAAGAGAAAAAGGGCAGCAAGTATTCACCAAAAGCATTGGAGGAGTGGGACAGGCTGCATGAAAAGTATGGTACGAAAAATGAATAAAGTATGTTTGATGGGCAGGCTCACAAGGGAGCCAGACACAAGATATTCCCAGGGTGAAAATTCCATGATGATTACAAGATATACCTTGGCAGTGGATCGCATTAGGAAAAGAGAGGGAGAAGCAACAGCAGACTTCATCCGTTGTGTGGAATTTGGAAAACAGGCAGAATTTGCAGGTAAGTATTTCCGCCAGGGTACGAAAATAGCCGTCAGTGGCAGAATCCAGACAGGAAGCTATGTGAACAGGGATGGGAATAAGGTATACACCACGGATGTTGTGGTGTATGATCAGGAATTTGCCGAGAGCAAGAAAGCATCGGAGCAGAACCGGGGGCAGCAGGAACCGCCTGTGTCAGAGATGCCGGTTGATGCAGAAGGATTCATGACGATTCCGGAAGGCATAGACGAAGAACTCCCTTTTACATAAGGAGCAAGCCATGAAAAGAGTGAGGATAAGTATAAGACTTTGTGGAAAAACCGCCACGGCGAACCTGCTTTATGTGGATAGTAAGGGAAATTCGCACAAATCAGTTAAGCAAGCAGAAAAAGAGCCAGGGGACACCAGGGAGGCCGTGGAACTGAAAGCCATGGTTGCCGGGCTGCAGGCCATAAGAGAACCGGTTATCCTGGAAATATCCGCGCCGGCATATATAGAGGCGTCGATAAAAAACGGATGGTTGGATTCGTGGGCGGCAGCAGGCGGAAAGAAATACAACGGAAAAGAAGTCAAATGTTGGGACTTATGGCAGCAGGTCCATGGATATCTGCAGGGGCACAGGATAGGAGGGCCACAATGAGGACGATTAGTGAGATGTACAAATTATCCGGCGGCACGGACTACAGGAATCTCTGTGCAGAATGCTATAACTGCATCAGAGAAGGGAAATCCTTTATCTGCAGGCTGTATGTAGAAGCCGGAGGGAACAGACGTTGGGAACCGCAATGGATTGCTTGCAAATTTTTCAACGTTCCGCATTTGCCTGGAAAAGAGGCGGTGAGAGAAGAGGCAGAGCGGCAGCAGGAAGGGATACAAATGAGCATATTCGATTATCCAGAATGCATACCAAAAGGAAGATAGGAATGGGAAGATTAACAGTATCAGACACATACATAGACGGAGGGAAAACATGAAAGCAGAGGATAACATTAAACGAGGTGAGAGGACCCGCAGGGACATTCTAGAATACATAAAGCAGTATATCCGGCAGCACAGTTATCCACCCTGCCGCAGGGAGATAGGAGATGGTGTAGGACTTAAATCCACATCCTCTGTACAGAGCCATGTAGACAGGATGCTGGCCGATGGGATGCTGGAGACAGATGATGAAGCAGGTACTCCCAGAGCGCTGCGGGTACCGGGGATGCAGATTGTTAGCCGGGAGATGACTGTACTGGATAGATATATGGAATCAGAGAGAGTACGGATTGTGGAACAGCTTTGTCCATATGATATACCGTGGCTGGCACGTGAGATGGGAGAAGAGCGGCTGATGGACAAGGACTGCATGAATGAATGTGAACAGTGTTGGAAGCTCCCGTTGAAACCAGGGAACGGCGGATGCGGGGATGATTAAGGAATCGTGACAAGGAGATGGTGAATCATGGCAAAGTATAAAGACCAGATATCAGAAATAGATATAGAAATCATAAAAAAGATGGCAACCAATAACATGAATGTATCCAAGACCGCGATTGAATTAAATTACAATCGCAATACAATCGTGTATCATCTGGAAAGGATTGAGAGGATAACAGGATACAATCCCAGTAGTTTTTATGGACTTGTGGAATTGATTAAAAGATATGGATAAATAGGGAGAGAATACAGATGGAAAGATTAACAGTACCAGATACATATATAGATGGCGGTAAGAGCAGGGCGATTATTGACGCAAGGGAAGTCAAGGAAGAAGCAATGACAATATATTGGGCACTAAAAAAATATGAGGACACTGGCCTTACACCGGAAGAAATTATGGACGGGAAAATGCTCGCTGGATGGATACCAGTAGAAGAAAGGCTCCCGGCGCCACATACGGATGTCATCGTGGCTGTGCAAGATTTTGGAGAAGATACCTTCCAGGCGATTGATTGTCTAGTGGAAGGAGACGCTGGAAAACTTATGTGGAGCACATACAACGGAGCCTTGGAGCGGGTGCTTGCCTGGATGCCACTACCTGAAAGATACGGGGGGAATAAATAAAAATGGCAAAAACAAACATTATCGTACCAGAAGGGGTTCAAACGGATTATACAAGCGTTATTGTAAGCTACAGCAATGGCATAGACAGTACAGGGGCCTTATACTGGGCGCTACAAGAGTTCCCAAAAGAGAAAATATTTCTCCTATACTGCGATACCGGCCTGGAATATCCAGAGAACATTAAGATGTTTTACCAGACGGCAAAGTTTATCGGTGTGAAGCCTATACTTCTCCAACACCCAAAAGGATTCCTGGATCTCCTGTTGGAAGAGCGCCTAAAATGGCCCGACATGAAAAACCGTTGGTGCACGGCGTATCTTAAAACAGGCGTCACTGACCATTGGATACGGACACACAGGGACATCTTGGGTACAAAATGCCTGTTCATCAGCGGAGAGCGCCGGGATGAGAGTAGGAGCCGGGCGAAATTACCAGAAATTGAATATCACAGTACCACTCTCAAAACAAAAAGAGTAGCAGACTTCATCTGCCATTGGTACCGGCCTTGCTTGGATTATGAGAAAGGAAAGATGTTTGAACAGGGGCAGAAATTAGGACTGGAACCGCATTTTTGTTATGAATACCTGGATAGATGTTCCTGTATGGCGTGTATGTTTATGTCAGATAAACATGCAGTAGAAAATATGAAGAGGTATCCGCACCAGATTAGACCGTATATACAGGCGGAAACCAAGCTGGCACATACCTGGAAGAAAAATAAAAGCCTGGAAGAACTATGGGAACAATGCATGGACATAGACGATGTAGAAGACATGCAGGAGGTGATCACTGATGGCAGCACGAAGGAAAAAACCTGAAATAGGAACACGGATGTACTCTGTACATGAACATATGTACTATATCGGAAAGCATGCAGGGCCTATATTAGAATACGTTGTGTGCGAGGGTGCGGTAACTGGATTTTACACCCTGGGGTATACAGAGGTATGCGTCACCGGGAAAAGTCCAGAGGGGTACAATACGCCGTATAGATATTCATTAAACCAAATAGGAAAAAAATTATTTTATACAGCAGAAGAAGCGGCCGAACATGCAAAGTCGCTCACAGAACGTTATGAACATACGTGGGGATGGATAGGAGCACCAGACATACCAATGCGCCGGACGTGGGAACCTCTTCTGCTTTGCATTGGAGACGTGGATGAGGGGCAGATGAGCATATTTGATTTCCCGGAGATGCTGCCATGACCGGCCAGATAAGCCTGATAGACTACATCAATGACAGGGACAACATAACCTTTGGAGGTTGCGGCCAGTGCGTCTGCCAAAGCTGCCTGTACCGGTGGTCAGGCCGTTGCCCTTACGGCGGCTGCTGGGACAAACACAGAGCAGAGATAGACCCATACGACAAAGCACACCCAGACAAACCACCACGGACAGGTTGGAGTTACTGGGACAAGCCGGGGGAGCAGGCACACTGGTGCCGAGGCGGGACCTTCTATCCAATACACTACTGCCCAAAATTCGTAAAATATCAAGGACAGAAAGTACAGGAGTGCTTAAAAGCTATGGTTTCTGTTTTTCAGGATGGGTATATTAGCTGCAGTCTGGTAGATACGCTGGGCTGTGAAGCCTGCTACCGAGAGTTTGAGGAGCATATCGGAGGTGATTAATTATAACAACAATATGCAGTATATGCCGCAAACCAAAAGAAGAAGCAGAGTTCCGGTTGATGAAAAAGCGAAATCGCCGGAACAGCTACTGCCGTGAGTGTGAGCGGTGGTACATGCGGAATTATATGAGAGCGTACAGGGAGAGGATAGGAGGATAAACTAAGATGAATGACGAACAAACATATATAAAGTTTGCAATAGCAGACTTTACAAACGTAAGGGAATACGCCGCTGCATGTAAGAGTATGCTTGGCACGCAAATATGTGATGCGGTCGTAAGTGCCCTTAAAAAAGAGGTTGCAGTACCGGCACGAAAGGAATGGGACAAGTCAATAGGCGAAGAAAAGTATTACAGGTATGTCTGCCCAGAGTGTGAAAACGTGTTAAGGCCGAGGAGTAAGTTTAAATACTGCCCGTATTGTGGGCAGAGGATAGATTGAGAGGAACAGCCATGTGGAAAATAAAGATTGAATATGACGATAAAAGTAGGATTAGCCTGACAGGAAAAGGGAAGGATATCAGCCTTGAACTGGCGTGGAAATATTATGACCTGTATGTTGCAGGGCGTAAGTGTAAAGCTGCTTATCAGCAATACCCAAAAAAGGACCACCCTGGAATTACTCTTCAGGACAAAATTAGAGAATTGGAGGAGGCGAAGTCATGAAAAGCATAGAAGATTATAACTGGGAAGACATGTACATCAAGACACATGTCTGGATGGAGCAAGAAGGGATACCCGGAAAGGTAAATACAGGGCGTAAGTCAATAAATGGCGAACATCAGATAGTTGACATCGAAGTGCCATGCAAAGGGAATAAGTCAATCATTGATAGGGTAAGTAATTACCGCCATGTAGGCAAGGGTATCGGATATATATCAAACGGGAGACGGTACTGCGTATTCCGTGTACTGTTTACAAAGGATGGAGTGATGGCCAATAGACGATAAACGGGCCGCCATACTGGCATTTCGGCGCCGCCTGGATGGGTGGCGCCGGGGCTGGCACTGGCAGCATAAAAAAGATTAAACACACAGGAGGAACAATAACATTGAGATTAATAAACGCAGACGATGTTAAAAACATCATTTGCAAATATGAGAACAGGCTCATCCAGAGGACAATGATATACATGATTGAGAACATGCCGGGCGTGGTCGCGACGGATGAACAGATTATAGAAATATGCGGAAAGGGAATGAGGAAAATGACTAAATCTAAAGCATTAGCGATCGTAAAAAACATTTACACGGACGAGGAAGATATGGAGGACAAGCTGTCTGCAATACAGGAAATTGTAGAAATGGAAACACACAACAGTATAACAAAACAGGAACTTATAGATGCACTGCGGTGGATACTGGAAGTATATTTATGAGGAGAAATATATGGTAATAGATATAAGCAGATTTAAAGTGATCCACGGGGATAAAGTATTAAATGCTATAGCAATCATGAATGTAGGAATGCCTGGAGGGATATGTTGGGATGACAGAGACACAATTATTAAACCCGAAACGATAGAGGTGCTGGCTATCAATGAGGATGGCAACCTTGTATCAATCATGGATGAGGCATGGACATTCCAGTTTTTGCCTATAGTATCAAATTAGTATTTAGCCGCCGACTGCTAAGTGTCGGGGAAAGCAGGAAATATGTTTAAATGGAAATTTGAGGCAATTATTTACAGAAAATTTGACGGTGCTGTGCTGTATATGAAGATGTGCGAATCTTATGAAGAGGCAGCGTCTGCAATAGAAAAGAATATAGTTAAATTTGTGGATATGGAATATCCGCCAACCGGACATATTAACAAAGATTATGTTCAAGTGGGTTAGAGTAGGAAATATGGAAATAAAATTAAAGTCTTGCCCATTTTGTGGCTGCCAAGAAATATTCCATGCAGAGATACCCACAAAGAAAGGAAGAACATACAAAATCATATGCTCCCACTGCGGGGCAATGACTGGAAGAAAGAAAACGGAAGAAAAAGCAATAGCAGCATGGGAAAAACGTTACGATATGAAATAGATTAATGTCGATTAGATGGAAAAAGGTTATGTGGGATAATGCAATTGCTGTCCTATCGGCAATACGGGGCAAGGACGAACGAGGGACCTTGTAAAAAAATCTCTGGAGCAAAAACCAGATAGACAATAAAAAAGAGGGTGAGCAGATAACGCGCCGGAACGCAACGGGAGTGCCGCGCCATATGCGGATGCCAGCCGGGGGCATAGATTGGGTGAAAGCCAAAGCTGGGAGCCAGTACCGGCAATTTTATACAATATGAAGAGTAAGGGAGAAAAGATATGCATAGATATGTAAATTTAGATGAGGTTATTAGCTTTATCGAAAGTGTTCTTCCTAGTAGTTTAGGGGAAAAATTAGGAGAAGCTTTGAGCACATGCCCATCGGCAAAGGTACCTGAATTAATATATGGAAGACAATTTGCACCAGATCAAGAAAAAATGTTTGATGATATTGAAAAAGCACTGGGGTTCAGGCTGTTTACATGGCAGAAAACCTATATATCTATGGGGAAATTTAGATGTTTTGGAAAGACAACAGCAGAATGTTTAAAAGAATTATTGGAGACTGAAAAAGAACCGTTGGATTATTCAAAACCCTGGAAGAATCCAAGAGAACATATTCACAGTGAAGAAATGAAGAGAATAAAAGAAAAATTGGATGCAGCAGGGATTCAGACAAGAATAGTGTTTTGGAACCAAATAGACAAACAGGAATATTGCCAGTCAAAACTCATATCAGATTTAAGGGCAATTAAACATTCAATACAGTATCAGATATGTAATGCAAAGGGGAGGGAGAGAGAGGAAGGAAGAATAGCTGCACAAGAGGTAGGAAAGTTATTTGATAAAATGATTTATAATGAATGGATGAAGATAGAAAAGGGAGGAAATGAGGATGTATAGAAAAAGAATGGCAAGAAGCCTGTTTACGTGTGTTTTATCAATAGTAGGTATAATCATAATATTCAGCATTGCGTTTTACAGGCCAATAAACAAGGTGAGCAACAAGCGCGAGGCAACTGCAGTTGTTACGGATAAAGTAGTGAAAAACAGTTCAGATCAGGGCCGGTATCTCATCTTCACAGAAGATGAAGATGGAAATATAAATACATACGAGATCACAGACAGCCTGCTTGCGGGGCGATTTGATTCATCGGATTTATATGCATCTATAAAAGTAGGAGGAAAGTATAGATTTGAAATAGGTGGGTCCAGGAATCAAGTTTTATCATGGTATCCCAATATTTACTCATGTGAACTGATTGAGACAACGCATCTGGGGCAGCAGGAGGGAAAGGAATGATAATGTCAACTGTCATTGAAGCGGCGAAATTGTTAGAAGATTATGAGAAAGCAAAAGAAATGGCGGAGGAAGTAGAAGAAATCAAAGACAATATCGCAGGCGAAATGTGTATAAATTGTAAAAATCCAGGGGGATTCCACCTGGATACAGTAAAAATTGAAGAAGATGATGCGAAGCGGATACTGCAATTCATAGAGGATTATTACAGTGGTAAAACCGCGGAAGCTTTAAAGAAAATAGGACGGCTGAGTTAGGCATTAAACGCATCTGGGGCAGCGGGAGGTGATACCAGTGGAAGTCACAAAGAAAATGCTCGAATCGTATCGGAGCAACAGACAAGAAATATTGGAACTGGAATTTATGCTGCGGAATCGTTGGAAGAGTGAGAGCATGATAAGCATTGATACCATACTAAACTACAGGAAGGGATATCCGGTACCGGAAGGAGTGGCCGGATTTGACCAAGAAAGGTATGAACGGTTACAGAACCGGGATATGCGGCGGAAGGAAAGACTGGAGCAGGAGTGTAAGGCGGTAGAGGACTTTGTGGGGAATATACAGAATAGTGTGACCAGGAGAATCTTCCAGCTGTATTATACTGAGGGGGAGAAGAAACCAACTCAAGCTAAGATCGCTAAAAAAATACATTTAGACCGTAGCAGGATAAGTAGAAAAATTGATGATTATTTAAAAGACGCACACAAAGCACAAAACGCACATGTATAATAAGAATAGAGCCAGTGGGCAGAGGCAAGCCCGATGTGTTCTGACTTCTATATTTTCATAAATCCTCTTTGCAATAGAGCGCGTCCCGATCAAGGTGGCGCGCTCTTTATATTGGCGTATAGCTCAAACGGTTAGAGCGGTGGCCTTATAAGCCATGTGTTACCGGTTCGATTCCGGTTACGCCAACTATGGATGATAAAGAAGTAAAACATTTTTATAACTCAAAGGAATGGAAACACAAGAGATTAGAGATCTTGCAGAGGGATTTATTTGAATGCCAGGACTGCAGGAAGAGATTGAGGGATGCACAAATCAATAGAATAAGACTGCGTGGAGATGACAAAGAGATACGCAGAGCGGTTGAGGTGCATCACATAAAAGAATTGAAAGAACATCCTGAGTGTGCATTAGAGGATGACAACCTAATCAGTCTGTGCACACAGTGTCATAACCTGCGGCATGGTAGGAATCCAAAGAGGTTTGTAAGGAAAAAGAAGCTGGTGTCAGAGGAAAAATGGTAGACACCCCCCGGTTAATTCTCTATGATTTGAATTAAAACGGAGAACGGGGATGTGGCCACGACTGTGGAGAAAATTTGATTTACGCGTGAAAAGGGGGCAGGGGGTATGATCACATGCGTCTGCGGAATGATAGGAGCCGGAAAAACCTTATATTGTGAAGGAAAAACAGGAGTTGTCAGTGATTGTGATAAATTGGGCAATAAGGAAAAACAACTTGATTTTACGTTAGAAAATGAGCTAAAAAGCAAGAAAATTTATCACATTACCTGTTATCCGACGCGAAAAGAAAGAGAAATATTTGAAAATATGGATGTGAAATACATCTGGATTAATACAACCTATGCGCAATGCAGAACGAATATCCTGCAGAGAGGAAGGGAGAGAGATTTAAAGAATCTGGATGCAGTGCTACGAAAAAATGAGGAGATCTTAAACCTGTACCTGCATTCGGACATACGCTTTGAAGTAATTGACATATTCCAGACAAATGAAAGGTGGTGAAGGGAAATGACAGAGAAACAGATGAAAGAATCATTGATGCAGCAGTTGAGATTACAGGGAAAGACAGCAGATTTTTACACTGAGCTTGCAAATGATTATATGTATTACTGGAAATTGAAGAAAAAACTGATAGCGGATATCAAAGAAAAGGGGATAAGATACAAGGCTGTAAATGGAAATGGGATCTCCGTTGAAAAGGAAAATGAATCTGTCATGAACCTGCAGAAGACCACGGTTACAATGCTGAAAATCCTGAAAGACTTAAACCTGCAGGAACCCATGCACGAAGGAAACGATGAAAAAGATTATTGTTAAAGAGATTGAGGAATACCTGGAATATGTCAAAGAACACCCAAAATGGATAAATAAGAAAAGAAAGCTGCTGATAAAAAATATCGTCCTTCCAACATTGGAGAGGGATGGTGTTTTTTTTGATGAAAAAACATACTACAACTGTATAAAATACTGCGAAGCAAATTATTATCCGCTTTTTCCATATCAGAAATTTATATATGCATTTGTGTTCATGTATAAAAATGATATCCCAATATTTTCAAATTTCTTTGTCATGATGGGAAGGGGAAACGGAAAAGATGGATTTATAGTTCCACTGGTAAATTTCTTACAGACCCCGCTCTATGGTGTGAAGAATTATCATATTGAGATCGTAGCGAATGCGGAGCAGCAGGTAAAGGATACATTTAAGGTTGCCTATGATGTGATGAGTACCCAGAAGTTTAAAGGGAAATTCAAGGTGACCAAGGAATTGATAACCAACAATGTAACCGGTTCGGAGATGAAATACAACACATCAAATTCAGGGACAAAAGATGGGAAACGACCTGGATGCCTTATCCTGAATGAAATCCATGCTTATGAAAATTATGAGCAGATCAATGTATTTGAATCCGCCCTGGGAAAAGTAAAACACCCCCGGGAGTTTATCATCACCACGAATGGATATGTCAGAGATGGTCCGCTTGATGAATTATTATCCATGGTGACAGAAATCCTGACCACAGGAGAAAATGAACTAGGATATTTTCCTTTTGTCTGTGAACTGGATAGTAAGGAAGAGGCGGACGAAGAGGAGGCATGGCATAAAGCAAACCCTTCCATGGAATTTATGCCGATATTGGCAAACCAGATAAAAAAAGATTATCTGGAAATGAAGAAGCTTCCCAGCAAAATGCCGGAGTTTTTCACGAAACGCCTTAACCTGCCAGAGAGAAACGAAGAGGAGACAGTGACAAAGTGGGAAAATATACTTGCCTGCTGTTATGAGGATACGGAGGAAAAGACACCGCGCCGCACACCGGATACGAAGGGAAAGCTTGCGATTCTGGCGATTGATTATGCGGATGTACGGGATTTTGCATCTGCAGGTGTGCTGACAGAAGGGGATGAGAATGATTATATTTGGAGACAGCATACGTGGGTGTGCGCGGAGTCACCATTTTTTGAATCCATTAAATTTCCATTGAACCGAATCGGGCAGGAAGAATTTGAAGACTTTGAAATTGTGACTGACCCGGTGATATCAATACAGGACATTGTAAACTGGTGCCTGCAGAAAATGACGGAATATCAGGTAGTGAAGATAACCATGGATACATACCGATATACTCTTTTTAAAATGGCGTTTGAAGAAGCAGGGATATCCATTGAAAGCAGGGATAACCCAGATGGAATTGTCCGGTTGATACGAAAAATTGGTTCCGTATGTGGAATCATAGCACCGGAGATTGAAAGTCTTTTCAGCGAACGAAAAATTAACTACGGGCCGTCAGCGATCATGAGATGGTATACAAACAATACCTGCGTTGCGATAGACAAATATGGAAATAAAACGTTCGGAAAAATCGAACCGAAATTAAGAAAGAATGATGGATTTATGGCATTTGTAGCGGGGATGTACAGCAAGGACGAAATAAAGGAGCGTGTGATATATGTTTGATTTTTTATTTAAAGATAAAAAAGGTGAAATAGAATCCTATATGGAGATCATAAGCGTGGACGGGGCAAAGCTCCTTTTATCAAGATTTGCCATTGAAAAAGCTGTGGGAATGATCGCGAATGCCATTGCAAAAAGTGAATTTGTTGTGCAGCGAAAAGGGGAAAGAGTAAAAGATGAACTCTATTGGAGGTTGAACATACAGCCTAATGATAATGAGACTGCAACAGATTTTTGGAAAACAGTTGTAAGACGATTGCTGATCAGGCAGGAGGCGCTTGTGTGCATCCTGAACGGGAAATATTATATTGTAGATTCTTATAATATCAGTGATGTGGTTTTAAGACCAAATAGTTACAAAAATATAGTGATCTCTTGTAATGGGAAGACATATCAACTGGACAAAGAATTTGCCGCAGACGAGATACTCCATTTCAGGACCAGGGGAGAAAAAAAGAAGCAGTACCTGGATAAAGTGGTGAACATGTATGATTCTGTCTTATCGGCATATTTGCAGTTGCAGAAGATAAGCAGCGCTCCGAAGTTCAGGATGGCAGCAGATACAAATATATCCCTTATGGAAAAGAATGAAAACGGTGAGAAAAGGATAACAAGAGAAGAGTATAAAGGGAAGATTGAAAAGATATTAGAATCTGATGATCTGAGTGTGATTATGCTGGGAAAAGGGATAACACTGGAACCGCTGAAAATTGAAAGCCAGATCAAGAGCGAAGACATTAAAAAGATGTCGGAGGAAATCTTCGCAGGATGCGCTATGGAATATGACATTCCGATCAGCGCATTTATGGGGACCATTACCGAAAAATCAGATGCAACAAATGAATTTATAACCTATGCTGTCAGCCCGGTTAAAGAGATCATCAATGATTCCGTGCGGGCTAAGATAGTGGGGCAGGCTGCGTTTGCCAAAGATGATGATGTATGGATTGATGTTTCGCACTTTAAACATGTGGATATCTTAGACAGTGCGGCAAATATGGATAAACTGCGCAGCATTGGTTTTAACCTGGATGAATTGCGGCAGACAATCGGATGGGAACCGCTGGATACAGAGTTCAGCCAGGAGAGAGTTGTAACAAAGAATTACACAACTGACCTGGAAGGGGGTGAGGGAAGTAATAAGGAACCGTAAACCGTAGAAAGGAAGGTGGTCCGTTTATCTCCCAGTCATGGGTTAAATGATAAGAAAAAGAAAGGAGAGACCATGGAAAAATTGACACCTATCAGTTTTTGTATGCAGAAGGTAGATGGAAACATTCATCAGATATACCTTTATGATGACATTACAAAGTATGGAGAATTTAACTGGGAAACATGGGAATATGATGAGTCTGAAACATCGGCAAAACATTTTAGAGATTTGCTGGATGAGATTCCAAAAACAGATGACATAGAACTGCATATTAATTCAAATGGCGGTTCCGTTTCTGAGGGCACAGCAATCTATAATTTACTGCAGCAGCATGGAGGAAAAAAGACAGGGATTGTAGACGGTGTATGCCACTCGATTGCTTTTACAATCCTGCAGGCATGTGATACGCGTATCATGGGAGACGGTACAAGTGCAATCATACATAATATGTGGACGACTGCAACAGGAAATGCGAAGCAGCTTAGAGATGCCGCCGCCCAGTTAGATGCTTATATGGAATCATGTATTGCACTATTTATGAAAAGGTGCACAGTACCAGAACAGCAGCTTAGGGAAATGATGGATGCGGAGACTGTACTTACGCCACAGGATGCATTGAGTTATGGACTGATAGACAAGATTGGAACAAAAGCAGAGGTGGAACTAGAACCGGAACCGCAGCAGTTGATAGCGGAAATTCATAATCTGAGGCAGCAGTTGAGGAACAAAGAGTTTTCCCAGGAACAGTTAAAACAGTTTTTAATGTCAAACACAGTAAAAAGAGAGCCGGAACAGAGGGTAGACCCGTTCCAGGCTTTTTTTGATAGTAAGAAAGGAGAAAATAAATGAAAATTGATGGATTAGACAAGGAATTGAAGGAACAGGTTTTACAGCTTTTAAACGATGCTGAGGACAAAAGCGAAGCCATTTACCAGGCTGCCGATATGATCGCTACAGCAAAGCACAAAAAACTGATTGACGAACTGACAGAACAGAATGCAAAGGCAGCAGTTGACGTAGAGTACAGGAAACGGCTGGGACTGCGCAGTCTTTCGACAGAAGAAAAACAGTTTTATGAAAAATTCAAGGATATTAAGCAGGCGATCACAGCGAAGCAGGTTGATATCATCCCGGAGGAGATCATTGATAGAACACTGGATGATATCAAGAAAAAGAGTGACATCTTGAAACTGGTGAGATTTGCGCCGGCAAATGTGAAAAGATGGCTGGTGGCAGAGCATTCAGGCGCAGCACAATGGGGGCCGCTTACAGAAGAAATCACGTCTGAGTTAAGCGCAAGCTTTTCTTCACTGAATATCGAAGTTGGAAAACTTCACGTTGCATTGGTTATCCCAAAGGCTATTCAGGACTTGGCCCTTCCTTTTGTGGACAGATATTTTACAGCTATCCTGGCAGAAGCAATGCAGGACGGACTTGTAAGAGGATTTTTGGATGGAGACGGAAAAGAGGCCCCAATCGGTATCATGAGGATGATAGGAACGACAAACGATGACGGTACAAATAAGGCCAAAACAGTAGTCACAAATATTAAAAAGTTTAGCCCAAAAGGACTTGCCGGGGTGAGAAAGACACTTACGAAAAATGGACTGCGCGCTATTGGTACGCTTTATCTGTTATGCAATCCGAAAGATGAAGCAGAATATGTGGACCCTGCTTTATACGGAGAATCACTGGCAGGTGGATACCGCAATACATCTTTTATGAACATCGAGAAGATTGTAGACGCGAACGTACCGGAAGGAAAGGCTATTTTTACGATCGCAGATATGTATGTGATGGGAGCGTCATCCATTGATATGAAAACATATGACCAGACTAAGGCTATGGAAGATGCAGATGTGATCATTGGAAAATGCTATGCAAACGGAAGAGCGATTGATAATGATACAGCGGTGGTGTTTGACGTGACAAAACTGGAAGAGTATGTATTACCAGTTACACAGGTAACAACGCCGACAGCATAAGAGAGGTAAGCGTATGCAGCCTTTTGAGAAAATAGCAGATGAAGTGCGGGACGAATTTCAGATTCCCCCGTACTTTGAAGACACGGCTTTGATGAATTATATAAAAGAAGGTGCTACATGGCTGGAAGGACTGAACCCGGCATATGACCCGGAAGGGGACAGCAGATGCCGGGGACTGTTAAAAAACTATGTGTATTATGCATACCACCATAAAACAAATGAGTTTTTTGACAATTATTCCGGAGTCGTCCTGCAATGGCAGTTAGAGAGCGAGGTGCCGGGATGAAGGAGTTACCATCATACACAGACGGACGATTTGCATTGTACCGGAAATGGACAGATGAAATACATGATTTCCCCATGGAATACCTTGTAAATCAGAATATGATCATATGGTATTCTGAGATATCTGTTTTTGACCGTGTTAAATATGAAATGCAGCAGGCCGGTATAGAAGTGACCATGAAAATAAGGATTCCGCGGTATAAAAAAATTGACAGTAAATGTGTCTGCATCATTGATGGGATACAGCATGAGGTGTACAATGCCGCCCATATCATCAATAAAAATGGATTCCCGGAAACGGAACTTACATTGATTAGGCCGGAAAGACAGATAGAGGTGTTAGATAATGACAAAAGCAGAGCTGAGTGCCCTTTTACATAAGCCGGGGATACCGGTGAATGAAGGGGTAACGAGTGATAAGAACATAAACACATTCCCGCGTATCGTGTATTGGGACTATATCTGGGAAGATATTCTTGCATCCGGGAATGATTACGATACAAAGACCACGTATCAGATAAGTTTTTATTCTAAACAGCCAAAAGATATGAAATTGCTGGAACTTAGGGAGCATATGCGTGCAGCAGGAATGCACCCTGTCATTTATCATGAGTATGTGGAGGAAGATAAAGTATTCCACAGCTATTTTGCATTGGAAGTGATAGAATAAGTAACACAGAATTTTATACAGATGGTTTTGATGAGCTTAAAAAGTTGCTGGACGAATACGGAAAGAAGACATCACAGGAAAATGTGTTAAATGTGCTTGAAAAAGGTGCCGCAGCATTAGTAAAAGATGTTATGGCGCTCCCTAAACCTCGCTCACAGATCCACAAGGCAGGGTATACACATTTATTGGATACTATGTCATACCGCCGGAATCGGGGAGAGGTAGAAGTAGGCTGGGGAAAATACTACGGACCTATGGTAGAGCGTGGTACACATAGAGCACCGAAAGGCAGTCCGCATGTGCGGCCGACATTTGAAAGAAACAAAAAGATGTACAATGATCTGATGATAAAAGAATTATTTGGTTAGGAGGAAAAACGATGGGTATTAAGACAAGTAAGCCAGCACGTAAAGAAACGGTAGGTGCGCAGTATTTCTGTTTTAACATATCGGATGAAAACGGGGACTGGACGAACAAATTTGAGCCTGACGTGACACGTGAGGCAACAGTAAAATCCGTAAAGATAACAGAAAATGCAGGTTCCGAACCTGTTTACGCATCAGGCAGTATTTACGACAGTGACACAAATATCTCATCTGTAGATATTGAGGAGGAAGTTGTTGGCATCACAGATGAAATACTTGCAAAGATGCGCGGAGATCTGGTAGACGAGGGAGGGCTTATCCTTTCGGGTGGTGGAAGAAAACGCCCGTATTTTGCATATGGAAAGGTCGTAGCGCTGAAAGGTGGGAAAGTGCGTTATGACTGGTATCCAAAATGTAAGCTGACAGAGAACAGTGACGATACATCCACAAGTGAAGAAAAGGCAGCAGAACAGAACGATACTATAAAGATTAAGGCATACCCATTTAATTCTGACGGGGATGTTGTTGCAAAAGTTTCGACTGACATGAACATGCCTGCAGGTTTGACAGAAGAAAAATTCTTCACAAAACCAATTTTGACAAAAGAAGACCTTGCAACCGCTGCAGGAAGTTCACCGGCGGGAAGTTGAGGTGATCATAAATGAAAATACATTATGTAAACTTAACAGATGGTAGCAGGCTGCCTGTCAACATCAATTTCGGAACATTGTACTATCTGCAGAAATCTGGAGCAGAAGCGATGTTGAAGAGAATCGGAAAGAGGAAGAAGGCAGGAAAGGGAAAAATGAGCGAAGAGGAGAGCATGGAATTTGCCGCAAAAATGATATATGTTATCCTTCGATCAAATGGAAAACAGGTCACATTTGACGAAGCCCTGCAGCTCGCACCTATGGATACAGACGAGATAGAGGCTTTATGGGACGAGTTCATTAAAAAGCTGGAAGAATTTAAAAAAAAACAGGATGCAAAGCAGAGGATGAAGACGCAGACGGGCCAGAGTTAGACTGGGCTGCATATGCAGTTGCATCAAAACAAATGGGAATGAGTGAAGAGGAATTTTGGAACTCATGCCCATTTTTCTTTAATGAATGTTACTCATACTTTATGAACCTGCAGATGGGAGGAGGTGAAAACCCTGGCAGATGATTTGAAACGGGTAGGGCTTGTCTTTAAGGCAGATGGAAGTGTTGATTTCAACAAAAGTTTAAAGGAAGTAAACGCGTCAATCCAGGAAAACAGAAGCGAGTTCAACCTGGCAAAATCAACGTGGGATGAAAGCACAAAATCTGTATCGAAATTGAAAGATACACAAAAGTATCTCTCCCAGCAGACAAAGGATTATTCAGACAAGGTAAAAATGCTGGAGGGTGAGCTGAAAGAGCTTACGGATGGAGTTGGAAAGAATACAGAGAAAATAGCCAAAAAGCAGGAACAGTTAGAAGCTACTCAAAAGACCGCAGAGAATTATAGGAAGAAATGCGAAGATATAAAGGCGGAGCTTGAAAAACTGGAAAATGCAGAGGAACAGAACGCTGAGGCGATCAGTAAGAAAAAGGAAGAGCTGGCAAAGGCGGAAAAAGGCTATGCTGATTACTCCAACAAAGCAGAGAAGTGCGAAAAACAGCTTGAAACACTGAAAAGTAGCGAGACCAGAAACGAGGCAGCCATACAAAAAAAGCAGGCCCAGGTTAACGAGACACGGGCAACTTTGAACAAATATGAGAAAAGCCTGGAAGAGGTAACAAAAAAGCTAAAAAATGGTACAGCTCAAATCGAAGAGTATTCTAAAAAATTAAAGGATTTCGGAGATAAGACCACAGAGGCAGGGAAAAAACTTATGCCTATGTCTGCGGGAATAGCGGCAGCAGGCGGCGCAGTAGTGAATGCAGCAGACGATATGAACGCGGGTATTAATGACTTCCTGGCACAGACTGGACTTGCGGCAAAAGGAGCGGATTATTGGAAGGAATCCCTGGAAGATATATATAAGCACAATTTTGGGGATGGGTTTGAAGATATTGCCAATTCTATGGCTACAGTCAAGAATGAGATAGGAGCCTTTGACACAGATGAGCTTACAAATCTGACAGAATCCGCGTTGACGTTAAGAGATACGTTTGAATATGATGTGTCGGAATCAGTGCGGGCGGCAAAAGCCCTGATGGATAATTTTGGAATGAGTGGCGATGATGCGTTCAACCTTATAGCAGCCGGAGCGCAAGGCGGATTAGATTATTCAGGGGAATTCCTTGATAATATATCTGAGTATTCTGTGCAATTTCAAAAAGTGGGTTTTGATGCTGAGGACATGTTTAAGGTGTTTGAGGCCGGGACAGTAAACGGTGCATTCAATCTTGATAAAGTCGGTGATGCTGTAAAAGAAATGTCTATTCGTGTGATTGACGGTTCCAATACAACACAGGAAGGATTTTCAATTTTAGGATTGCAAGCTGATGAAATGGCAAACAAATTTGCTGCAGGAGGCGATAGCGCAAAGCAGGCGTTCACCGAAACCATGCAGGCATTGAGCAACATTGAAGATCCAATTGCAAGGAATACCGCAGGCGTGGACCTGTTCGGAACCATGTGGGAGGATTTGGGAGAAGATGCAGTGATCGCCCTGGGGAATATATATGATGGGGCATACGCGACAGGAGACGAGCTGGAAAAACTGAAAGAACTAAAATACGATAACCTGAAAAGTGATCTCCAGACTTTGGGCAGAACTTTTGTTACAGATGTAGCCGTACCTTTGGGTGAGACACTGATGCCATATGTTGAGAAACTGGTAGATATATTGTCAAAGGCGATGGATAAATTCAGCGGACTGTCAGAAGAACAGCAGCAAATGATCATCACCATAGCATTAGTTGTGGGAGCCGTTGGACCGCTTTTAATGATAATCGGTAAAATGTCATCTGGAGTGGGAGCGGCAGCAGGAATGGTATCTAAGATAATAGGGATAGTGACCGGTGGAGGACCGAAAGTTTTAGGAGCTATTGGCTCTGTGGGAAAAGGAGCAAAAGGACTTTGGGGAATTTTGTCAGCGAATCCCATAGGGATGATCATTACGATAATTGGTATTCTTGTTGCTGCATTTGTCACACTTTATAAAAAGTGTGATTGGTTCAGGGAAGGCGTGGATAAAGTATTTGAATCCGTTAAAAATGGAGTAAAAAAGGCGATTGATAAGATAAAAAGTATCTTTGATTTCAAGTGGAAACTTCCAGAAATAAAATTGCCGCATTTTAGCATAAAGGGAAAGTTCAGCCTTACACCTCCATCCGTGCCAAAATTGAGTGTGAAATGGAACGCAGAAGGTGCTATCTTGAATCGGCCAACCATATTTGGCATGGACCGAAACGGGAATATGCAGGGCGGCGGAGAAGCAGGAAAAGAAGCCGTATTGCCTATTGAAAAATTGAAGCTATACATCCGGGAGGAAAATCAGTTGAACAATCAAGAACTGGTAAGCCTCATGAAGGATGTATTTGAGGGGATAACACTACTGGCAGAGAATAACATCTATATCGGGGACAGAAAGATCATGGATGTCTTAACCGATATCGTGTTGAAAAAAATTGACAGTAAGCAGTCAGGGAAACTGCTCACTAAAGGGGTGACGTTATAATGTGGCACGTTGATTTTAATGATATATCATGCACAGCGCTCCGCTTGTTGCCTGTAGAGCGTCCAGAGATCCCGGCGCCGGAATATGACATAGAGGAAGTGACGATAGCGGGCAGAGACGGAACACTGCATATCGACAACCGGAGATATAAGCAGATAGAAATACCGATAGAGTTTAACTATATCGGAGAAGAAAGAAAATGGGCACAGACCTGGAGGGCAGCAAAAAAATGGCTCTCCGCCAGGGATGTGCCTTTGACGCTCCAGGACGACCCGGATTGTTACTATCATGTGTATTATGTAAAACTGGATGCAAATAAGAGAGTGACAAAACGGATCGGACGTTTTAAAGCTGCCTTCATATGCGCGCCGTACATGTTCCTTAAATCAGGGAACTTGGAACGCAAACAAGAATTTGAACCCGTATGTCTATCTACTGCACGAGGGGAACCGATACTGGATGCATCCGGGACCAGGCTATTTTCCACATGTATGTCAAAAACGCTGGTAAACGCCATGGATACCTGTCACCCGCTATACCGGGTTGTAGGAAACGGTATATGTTCATTTTCCATCAACGGGAACTGGATGCACGCGGACGTAAAAGGTGAATTGATCATTGACACGGAACTGCAGGCAGCATACAGGCAAGATGGTGTGAAGATGAACCAAAAAGTCACCGGGGATTACACAAAGCTTTACCTTCTCCCAGGACAAAACGAACTGATGACAGGGAGCGAATTTGACTTTTATATCACACCCAGATGGAGGGCATTATGATACAGATATATAACGCAGACAACCGAAAATTTGACAGCAACGGAGATGCTGTCCTGCAGCCGATATCCTGTGATGTGGAAGAGATCCTGAAAGGGACATGGGGATTATCGATTGAAAACCCGCCGGATGGAAACGCACACCTGATCAAAGCAGGGGCCGTCATAAAGGCGGATACCAACATAGGGCAGGGGCAACTATTCAGGATCTACGAACATGAAAAGTCAGATTCGGGGGTGACTGCAAAGGCATACCCCATATTTTACGACTGCGGGAAAGAGGTCCCGATACTTGATAAACGTCCCACAAACAAAACGGGAAATGAAGCACTGCAGATACTTACCCAGGGCACGCAGTACACAGCGGAATCCGATATAAGGAGTTCTCGGACAGCCTATTTCATTAAAATGAATTTGATGCAGGCTATAAACGGAGACGATGACAACAGTTTCATAAATCGCTGGGGCGGAGAGCCTGTATATAACAATTACCATGTGATCATAAACAGCCGCGCCGGAGGGGATCAGGGGGCCAGGGTTGCATTTGGATATAATCTGCAGGGGATAAGGGAACATGTTAATTTTGACAACGTGATAACCCGTATCATCCCGGAGGCATATAACGGATATATGCTGGATGGGGATAGCCCATGGGTGGACAGCCCGAACATCAAAAAGTACCCCATTGTGTATACAAAGGTGATACAGTACAGCGACCTGAAACTGCAGGCGGACTGTACGGGGGAGGATGAAAAAGGTTTTCAAACCCTGGAAGAATTGCAGAATGCCCTCATAGAGCGGGCAAAGCAGGACTTTAAAGACGGCGTGGACAGACCGGAAGTGTCATATGATGTGGATTTTCTGCCACTGGAAACCACAGTGGAGTATGAAGACATCAAAGACCTCGTAAAAATTAATTTGGGTGACAGCATAGAGTGCGAGAACAAAAATCTGGACATCGTGACAAAGGGACGGGTGACAAGCCTGACCTATGACTGCATCAAACAGAGGATCACATCTCTTCACATCGGGGACATCGAATCAAATTATTTTGACAAGATGTCTCTGGTCATGCAGGCGGCGGAAAAGGCGATCACAGAAAATGGTGGACTGAAAGGAGAAAAGATTGTAGGAATCATGAATGCTGCCATAACACAACTGCGGGCGCAGAGTACCAGAGCAAAAAAAGCAGAAGTTGTGGCAATGATCTGCGAAGATCTGGACCCGGAAAGCCCGGACTTTGGCGCCATGTGCTTCGGAACAAAAGGCTTCATGATCGCGGCAGAGCGTACCGCAGATGGAAAAGACTGGGACTGGAGGACATTCGGGACTGGATACGGCTTTGTGGCTGATTGCATTATTGCGGGAATCCTTGCATCAAAAAATTATAACGAAGAGACAGGGCAGGGATTTTATATCAATCTGGATACCGGAGAAGTCTCAATGAATAACGCGCATTTTAAAGGTGAGATGGAATCCAAAAGAGATACATATGGATTGTACATGAATATCACACCGGGAGCAGTGAGCCTCTTATCTGATTATAATGGAAAAAAAGTTAGTGTTTTTAGAATGAGTGCTGGTGCAGTATTGGACGAGGCGACCGGTGATCTGAGGGGGATAAGCCCATATATCACATTAGGACCTAAGAGCAGTTCTTTTGTGATACAGTTTTCGGACAGTATTTTGAATGCATGGAAGTTTGGAAAGACAGGAGCTAAAGACAGTGGCACCTACATACAGGGAACTAAAAGCGGACGGGCAGAATTTTCAGATGGGACATATCTGGAATTTGCAAATGGGTATTGCACAGGTGGAAACACCAAAAGCGGAAGCTTTTAGGAGGAAGAAAGATGGCACTTATCATAAGTAATGCTTATCTGTCACAGGCACAGATGAGGGACAATGCACAGTATATCGCGGACTACCTGATAAATGCAGGATGGACGCAGAATGCAATTGCCGGAATACTGGGCAATATGCAGAGGGAATCCACAATGAACCCTGGATTATGGGAATCCCTCATCTACGGCAATATGTCAGGAGGCTATGGCCTGGTGCAGTGGACACCGGCAACGGGTTACACATCATGGGCGGATGCCAGGGGCTATCCGTGGGGGAACAATACAGGAAATTCGACGGCATATATAAACGGACAGTTGGAATGTATTTTGTGGGAAGTGGCGAACAATCAGCAATGGATCGCCACTTCCTCTTTTAATTTCTCATTTTCTGCATTCACAAAATCTACACAGACACCTGAATATCTGGCTGAAGCATTTATGCGAAATTACGAACGGCCTGGGGTACTGGCCCTGGAAGAGAGGAAGCAGAACGCCCGGTACTGGTATAACAATCTCACGTATGGGACAAGCAGGATTGAGGATGTGGTACAGCTTGTATTAAGCCGTGTAGGCAAAAATACTTATACAAATGACGGATCCCTGAGACAGCGGGTATTCGATGAACCCACCGGGTATAGTGACTGCTCATCTTTGATGTGGAAGGCATTTGAGCGCGGGGCCGGAATCCAGATAGGAACATGGACCGGAGAACAGATGGAACATGGTGATCTGGTGTGGCACAATCCCAATTATGAGGATGTGTTTTCTCTGGATATGCAGCAGATATCCGGGGCACAGCGTGGTGATCTGGTATTCTGGGGACCGAATGACAGTCCAGGAGCGTCCACCCACGTGGAAATGTACCTGGGAGATGACCAGTTTGTAGGCCATGGTTCCGGCATAGGGCCGAAGATCAAAAAGGCAAGCACATATACGCATTCAGGCAAACTGGTGGAGGTGCGCAGATACCTGCATGGAGTAACACCGCCGCCACCGCCGACAGGGGTATACGTTGTAAGATGGATACCGGGATAAGGAGGCACTGACATGATACAGCATGTAATAGCGGTCTGGTTCCTACGGGATGGGATACAGGCCAGAGTGGAAATGGTACAAGGGGATTCCGGCAGGGAAATACATTTCGTGCCGGAGGATATCTCCCTGAAAAATGATATGGCGGCAAAGATATACGTTGAAAAACCCAGCGGACTTGCCTGTTACGGGAACGCTGAGATACGGGAAAATGTCGTAGTCGTCAAAGCAACGACACAGATGCTTGCAGAACCAGGTGTGAGCCTGGGGCAGGTACAGCTTTACCAGGGGGATGTAAAAGTGACAAGCTTTTTGTTCCGCCTGGAAGTGAAAAAATCCATAGTGGACGCGTCTGGGATCGAAAGTAAAGACGAATTTACAATCCTGGAACAGACAATCAAAGATGCACTTGCGGCGATCAATGCGGCAAATGCGGCTATAGAGGCAGCAGCGCAGGCTACAAGAAAAGCGGAGGACGCGGCGGCAGCAGCAAATGCTTCTTCTCAAAAAGCAGAAACGGCAGCCGGAACAGCATCGACAGCCGCCACGAATGCGGCTACGGCGGCAGGGAATGCAAATACAGCCGCAGAACTGGCAACAACAGAAGCAGGGAATGCGGAAACGGCCGCCGCAAATGCAAATGAAGTTTACGAAAGATTGAAAAATGTAGATATCGCACAGGTAAGCACGGACATCACGAATATAAAGAATGTCCTGCAAAAAACAATCATAGCAGAGGTATAACATGGCAGTAAAGACAATGCAGGCCATAATCAATGGCACAACATATACATTAACAAAAAACAATACAACAGGGAAATGGGAGGCGACCGTGACCGCCCCCAGTACATCCAGTTATAACCAGTCCGGGCATTATTACCCGGTCACTGTAAAAGCAACGGACGAGGCCGGGAACGTAGCCACAAAGGATGCTTCGGACGCTACACTGGGCAGCAAGCTCCGCCTGGTGGTCAAAGAGAAGGTGGCTCCGGTCATCAACATCACAGCACCGACATCCGGGGCATTCCTTGCAAATAACACACCGGATATCAAGTTCAAGGTCACAGATAATGATTCCGGCGTAAACCCGGATACCATCAAGATCACGATCGATACAGGCGCCGCGATCACTGCAGGTATCACCAAAACTGCAGTCACGGGCGGATATGAATGTACATATAAACCGACAGCGGCCCTTGCGGATGGCAGCCACACGATAAAAGTGGATGCAAGCGACTTCGACGGAAACGTAGCCACACAGAAATCCGTGACATTTAAGGTTGATACCGTACCGCCGACCCTGAGTATCACAAGCCCGGCGAACGGTCTTATCACAAATAAGGCGGCCTGCACAGTATCCGGTACAACAAATGATGTGACATCCAGTCCGTGCACTGTGACCGTAAAACTCAACAGCGGAGCGGCAGAAGCAGTCACAGTAAATGCGGATGGAACATTCAGCAAAGCCCTCACACTGGCAAATGGCAGCAATACGATCACAATCGTTGCCACGGACAAAGCGGGCAAACAGACGACAGTTACCAGGACAGTCACCCTGGATACCGCACCGCCGTCCATAACAGACGTGACGATCACGCCAAACCCGGTAGATGCTGGCAAGACGTTCATCATCAGCGTGACGGTAACTGACTGATATGGTAGCGCGCCTGGAAGGTAAAGTTGACGGCAGGGACATGATCTTTATAAGAGAGGACGGGGACATGTGGGCGGCCACAGTCCCCGCCGATATAGACGGAACGTACATCGTGGAACTTACAGCCTGGGATGAGGCCGGGAACTACTGTTTTACGACAAAGTGGCTCCTGACATTCGACCCCTCAAGCCTTTGCGTGCATCTCATTTCATGCCCGTACAGGGCGGAACTATTGCCGTCAGCTTTTTATGCAGAATTATTACAACCGATTTGTAACAGGAGGTGTTAAGACATGGCCCTGAAATGTGAAATAGACATGGGAGAAACCCGGATGATTCAAATTGGAATACACAATATTCACGGTGAGCCTTTTAACATCCTGTCAGCGGAATACGAACTGACAGAGAAATATACCGGGGATATCGTGGGGACCGGGCAGGCGGATATTGAGAAGCACATATTAAGGGCTGTGATCACGCCGCCAAAGGCCGGGACCTATCTTTTAAAATATACATACCAGATCGGTATGGAAACATTAGTAGAAGTTGTGGAGGTGAAGGTGAAGTAATGGCATTGATAAATTTTAAGATAACAGACGTGCAGCTTACACCACAGACCGTAAATGTGTCGGGAACCTTCACCATATCAGTCACGGTAGAAAATATCATACATTCTATCCAGGAGGCGGCCGGAGGCATGTTATTGGATGCCGCCGGAAATGCACTGGAATATGTCCCGCAGGAAGAATGGAATCTGGTAACTGCGGCAGGCGAACCGATAACTGCAGCAGATAATGAAAAAATAATAGTCATAAGCGAATAGGGAGGAACAAAAAATGGCAGAAGTGACAGGAAAGAAAATAAAAGAATTAGAATTAATAACAACTGTAAGCGGCAATGATGATCTGATCGTAGATACTTCGCCCGCGACAGGTTCACCACAGACAAAAAGGATATCTGTGGAGAAATTTAAAGAAGAAATGAATCGTGAACTAAACTCCGCTTTAGGGGGCATGGCAATACAAATCGGTAGGGTTACAATAACACCAAAACCCAATGTCCCCTCCATGGAGACGGTAACGTTCCCAAAACCATTCAAAAGTCAACCTGGCGTTGTACTCACCCCAATAACATCGGTACCTGGTACTTTTTTATTGGGGTATGGCACGAGTCATAATACATTAAATGGGTTTGACGCTTATGTTACGAGAAAAGATGATACAGAGACGATTATGGTTTGGATTGCAATAGGTCAAATGTAATCATTATTTTCCTACTGCAAGCCATGATACTTCAGTATCAACATCATTTGTTCGCAATATATAAATGTCAAATCCATCTTTGGTCGTGCCAATTGTTCCAAATCCTAACAAAACCTTTCCGGCAACCGAAGATCGCGGTGTAATGAATACTTCAGGCCCGCTTTTAAAAGGCGTTGTAAACGTTACATGTTTTGATGTTTGTTCATTGGCTTTAGGCGTTATAACAACACTTCCTGTTTGGATTTTCATTCCCCCTAAAGCGGAGTTTTGTACACCTCTTTATTCTGTTACAATGTTGCCAGAAAGGAGGCGTATAAATGGACGCAAGGATAGAAATATTGGAGAATGTGTTACAGGCTATGTCTGGTATAATGCCAGATGTGGCTGTAAGCAGGCTGGAGGCAGTGCTATGTACAGAATTAGAGAAATACGAGGTGCAGGAACGGGTTACGGATGTGACGATCCGAGATGGTACAGCAGAAGGACTTTTGAGAAAATTTTTAGCTACGAAAAGAATTGAGGGCAAGTCGGAATCAACAATTGAATATTATCGGCAACAACTTACTATGTTTGTGCAAAATATTGGTAAGCTGTTGCCTGAAATATCGACATTTGACCTGAGATTCTATTTATCTGCTTACAAAGAAAAGCGGAAAGTAAAGAACAGGACGCTTGATAATATCCGGAAATGCCTGTCAACTTTTTTCACATGGCTTACGGATGAGGAATTTATCCAGCGCAACCCATGCAGGGGACTGAAATCCATTAAATATAGAAAAGTCATGAAAAGGGCATTTTCCCAGGAAGATCTGGAACGACTCAAATCTGCATGCGAGAACTACCGTGATTTGGCTCTTGTCGGTTTTTTGTATTCTACAGGTTGCCGTGTTTCAGAGGCGATATCTATTGACTGGGAGAGCATAGACTTTGAACGGCGTGAGTTGAATGTCGTAGGAAAAGGGGATAAAGAACGGACAGTGTATCTGACAGAAGTGGCTGTGATGTATTTAAGGCTTTATTTGAGCAATAGGCAGGATGAAAATCCTGCATTGTTCATAGGTAAGGGAGGGCGTAGATTAAGCAAAAATGGTGTGGAAACGGCACTTAAAAGGATTGGGATAAAGGCAGGAGTGGAAAATGTACACCCACACCGGTTCCGCCGAACGCTGGCAACAAGCATGATAGACAGGGGAGCTACACTGCAGGATGTGCAAGTGATATTAGGGCATGAAGACATTCGTACAACGCAGGTATATGTCTATACCAACCAGAGAAACGTAAAAAATGCACACGAAAAGTATGCTGCGTAGGTAATTTATAAGTTTTTAAGTCTGCAATGATGCAGGCTTATTTGTTATGCGGTGAAATAAGCAAAAACATTGTTGATTTATTTGGTCTTATTATGTACAAAACTCCGCTTTATACCTTGATAAAAGGACAATCAGGACTATAGGAATGGGGTATGATGGCGCAATTTATGCCTGTTATCAATTACCTGCGAAATATGATAAAGCACCAAACGTTACCGGTATATCCGCCGGTGTAACTGGATTCGCGACTGCGGATGAATGCAAAGCAGTTATTGACACTGCCCGCACAGATGGACAGACCTTATGCTTTAAAATTACATCTACAAAAGGCACTGCTGTCACTGCACATAGACCGTATATTTGTATGGTGAGCTTTTCAGTTTCATAGGTTTACATAGGCCCTATTGCAATCCACACCATAATTGTCTCTGTATCATTTATCCTTGTAACATATGCTTCAAACCCATCTTTTGTATTATTACTTGTACCAATTCCCAAAACATTTGTGCCTGGTACCGACGATATAACCGTCATCACTACGCCGGGCTGGCTTTTAAAGGGTTTCGGGAATGTCACCTTTTTCATAGTGGGTTCATTTGGCTTCGGGGTTATAGTGACTCTTCCCGTTTGAATCGCCATTCCTCCCAAAGCGGAGTTTTGTACGCAGAAAGAAGGTGTTTTACATGGAAATTAGATCAAGACCGGCTGTGGTCTTATTTTTTATCAATAATTAGGAAAGTGAGGTATTTATGTGTGACAGAATGGGAAGTTTTTGGTGTCATTGTGGCTTTAACTGCTTTTGCAATTTCTATTTGTACTCCTATCATAAAACTTAATACATCAATCACCAGGTTGATCGAAAGGCTTAATATGCTTGACGAGGGAATGGATGAACTTACAGAAAAGAATCACAAATCTCATGAGCGGATATGGGTGCATAACGAGGAGCAGGATGAAAAATTGAATGACCATGAAACACGTATCACAATTTTGGAGAAAAAGGAGAAATAATTATGGATTTAAGTTTTTTGACAAATTATATTAACCCGGTGATCTTAGGTATCTGCCTGTTGGTAGGGTATGTGATCAAGACGGCGATACCGGCAATCAAAAACAGGTACATTCCGCTGGCGGCATTGGCATTGGGAACTATAATTGCGGTACTCATCAATATGGGAAGTGGTATTAATGCAGAGGTGATCCTGGGTGGAATGATATCCGGCCTGGCCAGTACAGGCTTATACGAGATGCTGCGGAATTTAATAAGTAAAGATGGAAAAAAGGAGTCAGAGGGCGAGTGATCGCTCTATTTTTGCGCCGGCGCAATGCCGGAGAAGGGAGAGATTTATGGGCGTTTTGATAATGGGAAGGGCTGCTGCATCGGTAGATCAGATGCAGCAGTACCTCAAAAGTAAGAACCCGTCCGTGGCACAGTCGGTGCTGGATATGATCCCCTTGTATTTGTCAGAGGGGGAAGTGGAGGGTGTCAAAGGCGATATCGCTTTTGCACAGTCATGTCTGGAAACAGGAAATTTCACCTTCTCTGGTTCTGCTGTCAAACTGGATCAAAACAATTTCTGCGGAATGGGTGTGACAAAAAAGGGGGAGAAGGGAAACAATTTCCCCAGCCCTCAATTGGGCATTCGCGCGCAGGTCCAGCATTTAAAAGCGTATTCCTGTAATCAACCGCTGAAGCAGACATGCGTAGATCCTCGTTTTCATTATGTGAAGCGGGGAATGGCAGAGTATGTGGAGTGGTTAGGCATACAGGAGAATCCGAATCATACTGGATGGGCGGCAGGAAAGGGATATGGTGAGAAGATTCTGAAAATCCACGATGACATATTAAAAGAAAGTGAGGGAAAGAGAATGAGAATCAATGTACATGCAGGGCATAACTTTAAAGTCCCAGGAGCTTCGGGCGTATTTTCTGAAACAGCAGAGGCCCGGAAGGTAAAAGATTTAGTGATTAGCAAACTGCGGGCCGCAGGCCACACAGTATATGACTGCACAGATGAGAATTCCGGCACAGTGAACGGGAACTTGGCCGCAATCGTGGCAAAATGCAATGCTCACGCCGTGGATCTGGACGTATCCATCCACTTTAATTGCTACAACAGCCAGGCTCATGGCACTGAGGTGTTTATATACAACTGGGGATCTGCGTCTGAATCCTATGCCCAGAGGATCGTAGACCGAATCGGAGAGCTTGGCTACACAAAACGAGGTGTGAAGGCAAGCTCCAGCCTTTATGTGCTGCGGCATACGGCCGGCCCGGCGCTCCTGGTGGAATGCTGCTTTTGCGACAACGCAGAGGATGCAGGTAGATATACCGCGGAAAAGATGGCAAATGCCATTGTGGCCGGAATTACAGGCAATCCAATGTCCGGAAATACTCCATCTGGCAATACTAAAAGCTGGTTGTCCAGGGGCGACACAGGAGCCGAAGTCGCCACATGGCAGAAAACTTTGAACACATTCGGAAGCGAAGTAAATGCCGATGGAGATTTCGGGCCGGACACAGAAGCGCAGACTATCCGGGTACAGCGCCTTGTAGGAGTTAATCCGGATGGATGTGTTGGAGAGAAGACAAAATCCGCAGTATCTGAATACCTGAAAAAGAATAACTGGATACAGGTACGTGATGGCCGCTGGTGGTACCGTCATGCAGACGGCGGATATATTAAAAATGATTGGGAGAAGATCGGGGGCGTGTGGTTCCATTTTGACGGCAATGGATGGATGCAGACAGGCTGGCTGCAGGATAATGGGAAATGGTATTATCTCAAAGCCAATGGAGCAATGGTAGCGAATGACCTGGTGCGTACTGGCGGCAAGGTCTACTATGTGGACAAGTCTGGTAAGATGTGTTACACGGACAGCTCTGGAGCGCTTAAATAATGATGCTGTGATCCGGCTCGACGTCGAGTTTGATTGCATAATAATAGCCCCGGTAGTGTACTGCCGGGGCTGGTGTTTAAATAAAATCATTTGTATCTCTATCTGTGAATCTAATCTCAAAATCGCAATTCAATGCATCTGCTAATTTTGCTATATCATTTTCAGCAAAATTATTTCTTGTAAGTTTATTACTCAAATTTTGTCTTGTCACGCCCAGTCTATCAGCCAAATCTCCTACAGTCATTTTTTTTCTATCTAATAAAACCCTGACTTTTTCTGATACAGTTAACATGATAACACCTCCTGTTAATTACAGTGTAAATGATACACTTTTAAATGTCAATATAAATATATGAGTTTAAAAAGAAATAAAAAAGTGAAATTAAAGTATTGACATGTGACACTTATTAGTGTATAATGTAATCATAGAAAGGAGGTGAGAACAATGGGGAAGAAAAAGAAAAGCGGCAATGAGAAACGCCTCGCAAGCATCCTTCTCATTACCGCAACAATCCAACTAATCCAAGCCCTGATTGATTTAATCAACCATCTGCTAGATTAGGGGGCGGGGGCGAAAGCCCCTTCCCTTAAAATAAGGATATCGTTTTCTTTGCCCATTGTCAAGTATGGCAATCATAGAAATTATTTTAGACGTCGTGCAGATCATTGTCAGCACAGGAATCATTGTAGTGTTACTCAAAGACCGGAAATGCAAATAGGAACCACCGGACCGGTGCCCGGTTATGCGCCGGGAAAGGAGTATTATGATTGGGACCAGAATAACAGCCTTGGAAAAATTTTTTAAGGTAAAGAAGCCTAAAAGTATGAATTATATTGAATGGATTGAAAAATTATACGAGATGGAAATGGAATGGGAAGAGGAGCATCAGCAGCCTTTTCCGGTATGAAGCACCACCCGGCCGGGATGCCGGGAGAAGGGCCGGACAGCGTACCAGGGGTGCAGCTCCCCTGGCGGCCCATAGGCTTGAGCCAAGTACCTGTAATGCTGCCGTACCTGCCTACGACATTGTTACAGGCCGGACACCCGCCAACCCGATCACGCCCCGGTGCAGTCATCCGGCGCTGGTATCGTACTACCCGTATAAGCCTCTGCGGGGCAGGACGCAAGCTGATACGCAAAATGACCGGCACCATTACAGTACCGGCCATTCCGCTATCATCTCTAAATTCATCTCTATGGCTGTATTATAACTCCCTGTGCGCGGATGCGCAAGAAATAGGGTTAGACGTTTTTCGACATCATGCAGTTTGA